GTTTATCAGTAGCGCGTAATGCACTATGAAACATTGCATTGCGTACATCTTGTGATGGTCGCGCAAATCGACCTAAATCTAATGTTGTACGTGCTGTGTCACCGGGAGTACGCCGATAATCAATAAACGATGCATTATTAATAGCGCTTTGACTTAAACCCATAGAAGGCGGTTGCGACGATCCAATAGGACTCATACCACCGCGGCTATTAGAACGGCTACCACCAGTGGTTTCACCACGTGTTGTACCTACAGCTCGCGTTGTTGCGCCTTTGGCACGTGCTGCAGTTGCATCAGCACGACGTTGATCACCCGGACGATTTCCCTGTGGCATGATTACACCTACCTATCCATCAATTACAATTCCACGCTCGCAATGATTTATTAATGCGCGAGTTTGGATCGTTTGCTGTTTTACTTGAGGTGTTTACCCGTTTCATGCCTTCCATGCGAGCACAAAAAGATTTGCGCCGAGCTGCATCTTTAGGAGTTTTAGGAGTAGGTGCTGGCGGTTTAAGGTTAGCTCCAGTTGTACGCTTAAAATGCGCACGACCGGCAGAATTTAATCCACCCGCTGGGTTTTGATACTTCTTAACGACTCCCATTTGGTATACCTCATGGCATCATACACGGAATTATTACTGCGTATCATTACTTGCGGTATACTTTTGTATGCTGAAATTATCTTCACGCGAAAAAGAAGTCTTGCGCATGATTGGTGAGCACAAGACTTCTAAATATATTGCGCAACATTTGAATTTAAGTCCTAGAACTATTCAGTTTTATCTAGATCAGGTCTATGGAAAGCTTAAGGTCAAAGGTGCAAGAGCACGTTATCAGGCATATGAAATAGCCGTTGAAAACAATCTATTAGATTAATCTCCAAACGGATCTTCAATGTCATCTACCTTAAGTTGTCCTGCTGGACGAGGATTTGGCGGAGGAAGAGTTTGATCATCTTGCTCTTTACGTGAATCAAGTAGCGTCCATTGGTCTACAATAATCTTAATAGACTGCTTTTTTACACCTTCCTTGTCGGTGTAGTTATCTAGCTGAATCTTGCCTACAATGGCCACCAATCGCCCTTTAGTTGCATATGTAGCAAGTGCATCACCTGTTTGTCCAAATGCAGTACAGCTGAAGAAGTCAGTTTCTTTCTCTCTACCTTTGCGGTCTACTGCAATACGAATATTACATACGGATTTACCGTTTGTTGTTTGTTTAGACTCAGGATCTGCCACGAGTCTACCGATTAATGTAACATGATTTAGCATAATGTTCTCCCGGTCTATTATACCGTAAGTAATTGGAGGTAGATATGAGTATATTGAGTAGGGTAATCAGTAAGATTACTGGCAATTTAGCTCCTGAAATTGACGTCGCGTCTTTTCCATTGATGGAATATGTTGTTAACGGACAGATTAATCGCTTATTGACTACGCTTTCAGACAAAGACATAAATAAGTTGATTGGTGTATTATTGAGTGAATCGCGACGTAGGAAGCAAGGTAATTAAGGTATGAATAAAGGCGGAATGATGCACGGAATGAAGCACGGCATGAAAAAGGGCCGCTTCCGTGGTCGAGAAGAAGGCCCTTGTCCGGGATGTCACAAGAAGCCTTGTGAGTGTAATGATGCTCCATGCCCACGATGCAAGAAGATGTCTTGTAAGTGTTAGTCTTCCTCATCCATAATTAACTTAGATACAAGTATGATTGCATCTTGAGCAATTTGTTTATTTTCAGATGCAGCCATGATGGCATACCAAGCAGCTTTTAACATATCTGTACGATAGGACGCGCCTGTTTTACGACCTGCGCGTTCTATGTACTTTAAAATACTAAATTGATATGGATCAAGATTCCATTCTTTGACTAAGTCAATTGTTTGAATGTTGTGCTGTGTATAGTGTGTATTGTCTATCACCGATAATCACCAGTGCTTCCTAATCCACCTGTACCACGTTCACTTTTGATTTCAAACAGTGGTTCATCAGCAACAGCAATACAATCACACAACTCAACTGGAGCAAGAACTGCTTGTGCAATAGCCATCTTGTCCCTAATGATTTGAATTTCTTGGCTATGGTTAATTACAATAACCATAATTTCACCTTGATAATCCTGATCAATAGTTCCCGGTGAATTAAGGACAGCAAGTCCATACTTGAACGCCATACCACTACGTGTTCGGAGTTGCAGTTCATAACCCTTTGGGATTTTGACTTTCCACCCGGTCTTAATTACAGTGCGCTCACCCGGCTTCAATCGAACTACGCCTGTGTGTGCAAATACATCCCAACCTGAAGAACCGGGCGTCTTACGAGTAAACATGTACTCACGCCAGTCAATCTTAGAATCCCCAATCCATTGGACCTCAAGCTTCATTTTTGTATCCCAATGCAGCTCGAAGCATATCCATTACAAAGTTGGCTGGAACTTTTACTTTGTCACTGCGAAGATCATGAAGATATGAGGCTGCATCAACAATATTTAAATCTACAACAACATTATATTCTTCACCTTTTTGTTGTCGAATTGTATAAATAGGTTTCCCTGAATCTAATGCCATATGTACTTCTACATCACTCGTTGTGCCAAACTTTAAAATAACCATGTCATTTCCCTCTGTTAGATTCTACCGTAAGTAATCTCTCCTGTAAATAATTGATAACATCGTTCTGTAGATGTAGTAATGTTTTTACAGGAAACAACTCTCCATCAGCCCAAAGCTTGTAAATTACTGCAACAGCATCTGTAGCATCCATTATTTGAGTATGAGATGTTTGATCTTCTACTGACGGCTTTAGGAATAATTGTATTTTGACTAGTCCATCTTTTTTATGAACTATTACACTGATGTCGGATTCTCTACCAATAAGAATAACGTTAGTTACATCATGTGATGATTCAAAGTACATTACTTACTCTCCATGTAATGTGCCTCAAATGCACCTGTTGTTACAGGAAGTACTTCCTTTAAAACATTCCAGCAATCTTCAGCAATTGCCCTATGTTCTTCTTGAGTATATTTGTCTGTGCGTACGCGGCAGTAATGCAACCAGTCACGAACAGTGCCCTTCATGTAAAGGCGTGTGCCGACGCATAAAGGAAGTATAAGCCTTGCTGATTCCAGAGCAACGCCATTTTGAATAAGGTCATTGTACGTTCGTACAGCAAAAAGGACTGGAGCCAAAGCTTTGTTATCTGCGTTGAGTTGTTCTTCTGTATCTTCATATGGAACGCTACCTTGCCGATTAGTGGCACCTTTACGTCTCATCTTAGGCAGATCCATTTCAATCTTTGAAGGATCTGCATACCGTTGACTAAACTCTTGAAAGTGAAAACTTCTATGGCGAAGAATCTGTGCGGATATAGCCCTAGAAGTGTAGATCTCCATGGTTACGTCAACCATCTCAAATACCGACCAGTGCCCATGTTTAATGCAATACGTGAGTAACGCTGCATACTCAGGATTATCCTGATTACTAGAAGATACCCTTGCTAGGTGAATCATAAACTCTTCTGCGTTGGGTTGAATGTATTTAAGTGTGGCTGCCATCTTTCCTCCAATACCTCAGACGGGACTCGAACCCGTACGTCTTGCGACAACGGATTTTAAGTCCGTCGTGTCTACCATTTCACCACCGAGGCATGGCTTAGTATACCGTAAGTATATGTGGTATTATGTAGGCACAACGCGATGAAAACTTAAAAGTCCGCCCATCATGCCGATATGACAATTGAGTCGAGCGAAGTAAAAGCCCCTTCACAGAGGGGCTTTTTTATTACCACCAGAATATGGGATTGCGCATCCATCTCTAACTAGTTGTTCGTTGAGTGAGCAAGAGGCCTTGTCGGTTGTTACACGGACTAACCTGCGTCCATATTTGTCTGCTTTATGTTCTACTTGGATTGTGAATTTTTCAAGTCTAGCGGAGGCGTCTTCAAACCAGAACTTGGCTTCAAGGATTGCTTTCTTTCCTTCCGCCGTAGATTTCTCTGGCGTATCAATTCCGTGGAGCCTACAGTGCTGATCCACAAGCCATATGCCAAAACCGAGATCGATATCACAAACGAAAGTGTCGCCATCAACAACTCTTTTGTATCTGATGCCATATTCATACATTATCTATGCCTAGCCGCCTTTTGGGCAACAGTACGTGGTTGTGCTACAAACTGTTTACCTGCTCTATTACCTGCAGCCTTAGCTCGGTTAGTAGCAACTATTTCCGATTTGGAAAGACTTCCCCAAGCACTACTAGGTAAGTATCTTTTGGTTCCATTAGATGGAGTTCCATCACTAGTGCGCCATTTCTGATCAGTCCACTTAGAGAGGCTATTGTCAGCTTTCTTAGGGCCAACGTATGACCCTCCAGAAGACTTATATTGCTGTGTTGCTAACTGTGCTTTACGTGCAGACCACTCACCGGGATCCCCACCTTTAGTACCAGCTTTAACACTAGCAACAATGCGTTTCCATTTAGCTGGGTCTTTTTTAACTGCAGTACTCATGCTTATACCTTTTTGTTGGAGCGTACAGAATGGTCGCTGTTACGGCTAAAAGATCTATTAGCAGAAGGTGACCTAAGTATCAGATTAGCCATTGAATTAGAGCCACCCT